AAAGTCATAAAAAACATCGTCTGCGTCTCTCGCTGAAACGCCACCAGGGTTGTAGCCGCTTGCTTTGATATAGAACTTTGCATGGAACTGACTGCCAACCTTGGTACGCAAGGAAAGCTCAACTAAGTAATTAGGCAGCTCGTTTGCCGTGTCGCCTGTGTATTCCCAGAAACAAGACATCCGGCCAGAGCCAGACATTAACGTACTAATGCGACTTCTAAACTCATCAGATAGCGTTGTTGTGTCAACAGTTTCGCGCTCGGTATTAAGCTCAAAACTATTAACTTGTGCCAACAAACGCGCAATGCTGTTTTCGACAGTGACTGCAATCGGAATGTTGTTGCCAGGAACTGCAAGGGCTACTGCGTTCGTTGGCCCACCATTTACAGCATGGGCAAAAGTGTTATAAAGCCTGATGCCACCAAGGTCGTCAACGTAAATAAACTTTTTTACGCTTGAATCTGTATAGCTATCAATAAAATCAAGAGCACTACTGTCAGTGCTTTTAATCTCAATTTGATCACCAGTAATTAACTGCCCATGCTCAAAGTCAAAGCTAAAACGTTTTGCCGTAGCATTGACATCACCAGTATTGATTGTCGAGCTAATTTCACTGCCGTCAAACTGACGTTGAAGTTCAACTTTGCCAAACGTGCCAAGGTAAACACTCATGAGATTGTGGCGGCTAGCAGCTCTCCCGTTCCAATAAACGAAATCTCAGCACGCACCAAGTCAGCAGTAGCAGCACCCATCGTGGCGCTTGAAACGTAAGCGTTGATCTTGATGTCGTTAATGTCCGCACCATCTACCCAACGGAATGTCAGGTCAACGGTGTCGCTACTGGTAACACCAGCCGAACCAGTCTTGACCAGTGCGCTTAACAGGCTTGTGGTGTTGATTGAACCGCTGTCTTCTTTGTAATAAAGCAAGCTGCAACTACCCGTATAGCCAACAACACCTGGAACGTAACTGCGAATATTCTCACTAAGCGTTGTGGTCTCTAACGTCTCAAGGTTTGCTTGCACCGAGAAACTCGACACTTTGGCAACGGTCGTACCAGCGACTTGTAAGACGCCATCTCTGCCGGTATAGACCTTTGCCATCAGATCACGCCAATGAGATTCACTGTAACAGTGCTAACCCCAGGCCGCACCTGCGTTAATTGTGGTGCGCTTTCGTACCTGTACTTTGCTGGCGTCCCTGATTCAGAAGAAACAGTGCCTGCAGGCGTATTGATCTGACCGCCCATCCCACTGTGATTAACGCAGTAGTAATACAAGGTTGGGGCGTCTTTAGCGACCTTGATTCGTGTGTACGCTCCAGCACTGCCTGCAGTTCCAAAGGTTGTTACGCCTGTTGTGTAAAGAGCACCACTGCCATGAGTGCCATCGCTTGTTGTACTTAGGCGCAATGGGTGCCCAGAGTTTGACGAGTCAGATTGGTCAAACAAATAAACAGTGCCTTCAGTCAGCGTCAACGTCTGGTTATCTGTCGAAGACCCGTCAATTCGATACTTGTTAGCGCCACCAGAAGCCGCAACTGTCACAACAAGTGTCACAGTCGGAACTGTTGTTGGCTCTGAGCGCAGGGCATCAGTGTTTCCGCTCCAACCCGACAAAGACCCGTCAGGTAAATCAAAAGTGCTGAAGGTGCCTTTTGTTTCGTCAAAATGGTCGAGAAACAGCTCTGCTGACGCATCGCCAATGTTGGCGTAAGACAGTTGCAGCTTTACGTTGGTGCGGTCACTGCCGTACAGGATTCGTGTTTCAGCGCCGTTTTGCGACTTAAACGTTCTGATCGGATAATCCCCAGGATCAAAAGCGCGGCTAGTTGGAACAAGCGATGGGAAAGCCATTAGATAATTTCAACCTCATCAAAATTCAGCATGGCAGCGACTAATAGGCTCCTGCGGTCATCATCGCAGGGATGCTCTGAAGCAACAATATCCACTGTGCCCTCTTGCGAGAACGTTAGCTGTTCAATGACATACACGTTTTGAGAAACGGTGGTCGTCCTTACAGAGAACACGACACCATGGAACTCAGTTGCTGCCACCGTGCCTCCAGTGATCTGCATTTCACCCGTTTGAACATCATCGTTGCCGCCTCTGTAGTAATCAACGGGATACATACCGTCTGCAAGCTCAGTCACACTTGTCACCGCACCCGTCGAACTAACCGTTCCACTGTTTGCACTGCTGTATGGGCTTGATTCAGTGATGACCCGGATGTACGAACCAGCCTGAATTGCTAAGCCGTCAACTGTTGTCGAGAAGCTGATCGTATGCGTAATCAAGCGCCGCAATGCCAAGAAATACTTGGCAACTTTTACGGCATGGTCTTTTGACGTGCAGAACTGCGTCAGGTCAAACTGTTCATGGGGTAAAAGCTCTAGTCCTTTATCTAAATACTGATCATTCTTTTTGTTCCGCACAACAACTGTCCGTTCTTGCGGTAACTTGTTTTTTCGCTCTTCCCGATAACGAACAACAGCCTTAAACGGCCTGCGTTCTTCGGCGCTGAGGTATTCAATCTCTAGCGTATCTTCAAGGATGTTGCCTGCAGTAAATAATTGCTCAATAGGTACCGGTCCATCATTAAAACTACCGCTGTCATACGTTGGCAAAGCAGGTTTTAACGAGAACTTGCCATCGGCAATAACAAAATTGCACAGGAAGAACGGTGCGACACTGGCAATAAATTGACGCAAGTTGGTTCGTTCGACGATCGGCCCGTTAAAGAACAACTTCTGCGTTTCTAGGAAACGAGACGTAGCAATCAAATCATCTTTATTAATCAAGACTGGGGTGTCGGATGTCATGCCAAGTAACGCCCCAGCGCCGCCCATTTGATCCGTCATCATGTAGTAGATCAGATCAGTAAATAGATTGCTTGGACCGTTAACATCAGAGTCTCCATAAGCAGCTGCTCTGTCTGGGTGCAACCGTTCCACCCGTAAGCCTTTCCCTAACCACATTCGTAGCTGATCAAGGCGAGTAAAGTTGCGAGTTGCTTTGAGCGAAAGACCCGCAAGCACAAGATCATTCATTGATGGCAGTCTCTCGTTTTCTTGTACTTCGTTGACATATACAACCTCATGCTCAGGCTGGCCAGCATTTGATTTATCAACAAAGTCTCGATAAAAGCTTATGTCAACGTATTGGGTTTGGTGTGCAAATATTTGGGTTGAGGTAAACTCAACCGGAGTATTATTTTGGATTACATTTCCAACCTGATAAACAAAACCTGCCTTGGGGTAAGCTTCTGTAAGATAAGGATTGTTGCTAGTAAGTGTAATTAAATCCTCAAATGTTTCGCCTTTTTCCCAGGTTTGCGATGTACCTCCGCCTTTTTCAACGACAACCTGCGGAGCCGTCCAAGTAATTCCCATGCCGCGAGTATCTGGCCAGCTAAATTGAACCGTTGAAGTCAACTTAACTTGCATTGTTTTGCTGCCTTTTGTAAACTCTCTTTCAACGGTTCTTTGAGTGCCAACTGAAAGACCTGGCCCGGTTGCATCACCAAAGACTTGATATAGGTAAGCTTGCCTTCTCCCAATTACAACTTCAGTCCTTTCAGCCAACGTAACTTCAAATTTAAGGCCTGAATAATTAATTGTTTGCTGCCCAGAAGGTGCGTCAGGGTTGTTCTTAAAAGGATTGCTGTCTGGATAAGCTGGGTGGCTACTGTTCAGATTCTCCGTAGATTCAGACCCGCGTCTTGCCTCAAACTTATCTCCTTCCTTAAAATTGCCAGAACTCCCAAGAACACTTGTAGAAACTAGCCCCCAGGTATGAGTAGCGCCGTTGTATTTTCTAGCAAAATGGTCAGGAGATAATTCAACGCGCTCGTAAGTCCAATAAATACTGAGCCACTTGCGTGGATTGTCGCTTAAAAACTCTTGGGTAACAATATTAAAAGGCGAGGGAATCCTGAGGTCACTTGCGTTTCCAATTATGGTGTGGGCAAATGCGCCCATTTTCCCTCCGTAAGTTTGGTTTTGGTTGCTTACGTTTTCAATTTTTTGAATCGCTTTGGCTTCCGTACCAGGGACAGGAGCTGGAGCGTTACTAACGCGAACAACGCTGTCGGGAAACGTGCTTAAACCTGTGCCAGCAATTCGCTGAGGCTCTCGCATAAATTCTTTGTTCTTAGTAATTGACCCTTTTGCAATTTGCTTGCCGCTAACTCCTATCGTCATCGATCCAATGCCATCAACCGACAAAGTACGAAACTCGATGCTTG